TGCAGTACCCTCACCATCCGCTCCGGTGGGTTTCAATGCATAGACTTTGGATGCCTTGTATCCCGATGGGACATAGAGCATCGTGGCGGTGTCATATAGTGTTGCCATTCTTATTCAATTTCGTTTGATGGATACCATTCAGATCCTAATTCCTCAACCAATTTCAATGATGATTCCTCATCCGGTTCAATGCCGGGACATGATTTGATTGCAAATTGCTCCGGATCGCTCTCATTCGGTCGGACAATTCCCCATGTTGCGGTGATGCTCCCGGTGTACGATTTGATCTCGTTCACCTTGTCATTGTATGCGGTGCATTCCGCATGTGTCCCGATATAGAAACTCATGATGTGATTCTGAAATAGTTGTCAATGTTCCCCTCGATGCCCGTGCGGTTGGATGTTTCGTCAGAATCATAAAATATCATCTCTTGAAGCTTGCCATTTAAGGAGCTGGTGGCATTAGTGTTTGCTCCAATGTGAAAGGTGTTTGAAGGGCCAGTAAAAAGACCATTTAATCCACCTGTGCTTTTTATGCCATCTACATATAAATCAACACCTGATTTAAATGCAGACAAAAGATATTGCTCATCTGCGGTTATCAATTGCTCTTCATAGATGCTCCAAGTCCCGCCAATCCTAAGTGCTCCATTTATTCTTAAAGCACCTGAAAAAAACTGCAATCCCAATCCGTGTCTATCATCTGCTGAAGTTGTATTGCTGTAAATATAACCGCTTACAGAAGTATCACCTGAAAAAACGGAAAACGATGAAATATCACCTGTTGATGGAAGAATAGTCGGGCCTGTCGTAATGCCTAAAAAGTCATCCACCCCATCAAACTCCATTGCCGGTCTTGAGATCGTTGCTCCCTCATATATGATGCTCCCACCATCAACAATCAATGGTTGCTCGGATGCGGTCGAATTGGTCGCATGGTTGCCGTTGCCGGTCTGATCGTACCAGGTTGTCACATATCCATTATCGGTTCCGCTTGTGCCAACAAAAGCAAGGAGTCCGAAGATGTCCAAATCCTCTCCATTGGCATCGTATCCAATATCTTGCTCCGCATCATCGCTTGACCTCCGCACACGAATCAATCCTCCGGTGTATGTGTTGGTCAATCGTCTTGTGCTATATCCAGCCGTTGCACCGGTGTATGTGTCCAAAATTCCGCTGAATGTTGGATTGTCCGGTGATTGCGGTGTGATGGATATGGATCTCCCTAAAAATAGGAGGATGTCGATGCCACATTGCATCTTTTCATATGTCGCTCCCTCGGATCTGACATGATCCTTGAACGATACAAACTCCGGAAATTGGAAACAATCCGGTGTTGCCTCGTTTATGATCGATCCAGCGGTGCGATACTTGTTCTCACCCCAATTCGTGTCGCAATAAATCTTTCCCCAACTCATATCAGAATGACCATCGTGTTAATCTCCTTGTGCTGGTGGGATATTGCCCATCCAATTGGCTCTCGGTGTACTCCGGAAAATTAGATGTGTAATAGCACAAATGGTCGATCAGTCGTTTCCGGTAATGATCTCCATTGTCCCTTGATTTCTGCACCAACATCAGCACCTCATCAAGAGATGGTGTCGTGCTATTCTCCGAGATGTGCCGGAACACTCCTCCATTGCTGATCTCATATGCGTGAAACTGCAAAAATTCACTCATCGCATAGTGGATGATCACCGGTTGAATGAAATCTGTGAGGAGATCATAATACACTCCGGATGTTGTTCCAGCGGTGATGATCTGCTCGATCTTCTGATACAACTTTGTCCCCAACAATGGAGTGATGTGGAGATCTTGTGCGGTCTTGATGTGTGGAATGATCTTATCCGTGTCCACATTTCCACCGATACTCGTGTACCTCAACAGATCCTCCCTCCTTATGAATAGAACATCGCTCATCGGTTATCCTTTTTTCGTTACAAATCCCCGATTTCTCATGTCCTTTGGCTTTTTGATGGCATCATCGTATCCGGTTGGTTCGAGTTTTGCCTTTGGCACACCATCAGATTTTGCAGTTGCTCCAGGAATCTCATTATAATTCTTATCCAAGTTCCGATCGGTTGTCCCTTTCTCGGATTCGTCCAATGGTCGCACCTTTCCTTTGTCGGTTTTGCGCTTAAATACCATCCGCACCCAACGATGATAACATCCACCACCTCCCTTGAATTTCCAAATGTCGTATTTCGACTGACCTTTCTTCGCCCATTCACCATTGATACCGGCATCGCTCATCTTGTCGATGTCATCTCTGCGATATATCACATTGTCTTTGGCATTCCTTACCATCGTGCGACAAAAGATGCGTGAGACCACCTCACCTTTCTCATTGCGTGTCTCCTCCGGTGGATCGTACCGATACCTCACACGATAGATCCCGGAATCATCCTCGGACTTTGCATCGGGATCTGCAAATCGTTTGAATAAGGTGAAGAAATCGGAATCCGGTTGGTCATAATCCTCGACCACCTCCTCATGCACCAACTCCCATTCCTCCTCATCGATGGTCTCTCCTTTGTCGGAGAGGTAATCCACCCAAAATTGTGCATCTTCCTCCTCCAATTTGGGCATGTTGGATGCCAACTGCACATCATCTTTGGCGAACATTCCCTCCGCCACCTCTTTGGATAGACCGAGCATGGAGATGAGAATGGATATCGCTTGAGATTCGGTGAGTTCACCGGTCTTTGTGCGTGTGATCACATCCAATGCGGAGGATATTTGGATACCGGTATACGATACCTCAACATCTCCGGCATCTGCCTCACTCGATTTGAATGGATTGGAGGTCTTGAATGATATGTCAACTTTGAGATCCTGGTCACGCAATATGTATTGCATCCCCTCGATGATCAGATCTTGGAATGGCTTGATGACCGAGTTGTTGAAGAGGATCGATGCCTTTTCCAACTCATCGGCATTGTTTCCCAACCCGGTATTGTCTTTGATCCCCAACAACATTGGAGAGGTGATCCGGTGAGATACCATGATTTTTCTCATGCACTCCGATGAGAGGAATTCATATAAGTTGTGAGCATCCGACAACTGCACCGGTTCGATGGTTGCGCTCTTTTCCTTGTCATCGTTGAATGCAATGATCGTGCGACCGGCATTGGATGATCCACCCCATTTGGAATTGATGTCCCTCTCGATCTGATCTTGCTCCTCCTCGGTCGGGATGCCGTTGTTGAAATTTACCAACAGACCCGGAGCAAGTCCATTGTGGATGGCATTGAGATGATAGTTGGATATCTCTCCCTCCAATTCGGCATATTGCAATCCTCCTTGATAATCGACCGGAGTGAAATAAACAGATCCAGCGGAATACGAATCAATGCTCAAGATGGCAAACTGATCACCATCTGATTGGTATCCGTATGCTGGAATCTTTTGCAGTTCAAATCCTCTCTTTCCAACTTTACTCCAATCAGAGCAGAAATAAAAACAATCGATCTCACCATCCTCATTCAAGATGCCCGGTCGGATCGTGTCCCTTGCAATGTGAGAGACTGCGATCAGTTGACCTCCCTCAAAGGTGCATTGGAATGATGCATGTCCAAACAATTTCAGATCGTGGCATACTTTCCGGATGCAATCGGCATTGAACAATGATTGATACATTGCCCAATCATTGACATCGGTCTCATCCATGTTCACCTCAACACCATCTCCATAGATGAGATCGGATATCCCTTGGATGGATGCGTTGTTGGTTGGTGATGTATGGAACAGATCGATGAGGTGCTGATAATACTCATCGTTCTTACCATATTTCACATATCCTCCTTTGGCATTCTCCTCAATCTTTGGTGAGGTATATGCACTCATCTTCACCACCCGGTGTGATTTGAGATATGTCTTTAAGTTGTCAGCCATGATCGATTGGGTTTCGGAGGTGCGCTCATCGGATCATCGGCATATATCGAATATTTGAGATCCGGTGTCTCATCGGTGATCAGCACCTTTCCCCGGTATACCTCCTCCGACAACTCATCCTCATCAAATGCGGTGACGATTTTGTTGAATGCATCGTTGTGTGTGATGTTTGCCAGGATCTCGGATGGTTGCTCTCTGATCTGTTCAACGAGTCCTCCCGGTGTTCCAACTTTGAACACGCGCATGTACACAAACTCTCCCTCCTTGTATGTAGGGATCGGACGATTGGGTATAACCACCCATGATCCGGAGATGTTTCCGGTCAAGACATTGAAAAAAAGATCGGATTTTCCCGTGTGTTCGCGTTCACCCCATGCAATGATTGAATCAGCATCGGTGATTGATCGAGGCATGAATCTCCATGTGTTCCCCTCACTCGATGTTGTCCACACTTGCATCAAACAAATTTAGCGAATTTTAGCATCTCTCCATTGGACGAAACAAACGGCAATCCGTTGTTGTTTGTTGGGGTATTCCTTGACCATTACATCATCCATTGTGCATCTCTGCATGAATGATTTTTGATCCTCTTGGGGTGTGGGTTTTGGTATTGGCATCCCTAAATGTAAAAAAAAAGGGAGCAAATGCTCCCTCCTCCCCTAAACAACAACAGATATGGTTGCTGAATTTTATGGTGTGATCAGACCGGCTGGATCGGAGTTGTACAATGGCAACTCTCTTTCCATTCCCTCGATGGTGATGGTGTATCCGTACAGATCGCCCAATGCCGTTCCGGTTTGTGCCGTGCCTGTGGTGACGTCCGCACCATACTCCCGACCAATGACCCATCCCGATCCATTGTTGTCCTCTATGACAACGATCCATCGTCCTCTCGACAATGCCAGGATCTCAGCCTCATCCGTTGCGGTCAATCCTTTCAGTTGCAGAGTGAGAGATTGTGTGACAAATGTTGTCCCATTCTCCCGACTGCTCGTGATCGTATTTGTCAGACCGGATGCCATACGGACATCATATTGTGTCCCGGCAATTGTTCCAGCGGAATCAATCGCAATTGTTCCAGCCGTTGTGGTGTCCCATGCGATGTTGTCAGCGAATGTGGAAAACCACACTCTCTTGATTCCACCGATCTTGTCTTTGCATGGCTCGGTTCTGTCTGTTGTGATGCTACATGACATATCTCTTTGTTTTTAAGAGTTAGCCATTAAGGTGCTGGTGCTTGTCCAAGACCATCGAGTACCAAATCCTCCAGGATTCCGATTTGTGTTCCAGCGGAGAATCTCATGATCACACGATAATTGTTTGAACCGGTGATGTCAGCCATATCCAGCACTCTTGCCTCTTGCCAGTCATTCATCAGTCCAGTTCCAAAGAACAGATTGGATTTGCGAGTGAGGAGCATTGTGGATGCGGTCAGACCGGGACACATTACCATGTCGATTCCATCGAAATTCAATGGCTTGAATCCAACAGATCCCTCATTTTGGTATCCGTTTGCGCCAACTCCTCCGGATGCAAATCCTCCCAACACTCTCATGTAAGCACGAGCGACATTTGGAGCGATGTAAAAACGGAGATCGTTCTTTCCATAGAGGCTTGTTGGCAAAGCATCGAGCATCGCACCCAAACGAGCCAGGACATTTGTTGAGTCAACTGAGACCGGCGCACCTGGATTGATCTTTTGTCCGGCTGGGATGCTTGTATCACCAGCGACCAAAATTGGATTGAATCCTCCGAATTCACCGGATGTTCCAGCCGCACCAGTCCAAATGTAGTTCTCTGCCTCTGCACCAACTTTCTCTCCGACATATGCCAGGAGGTAATCGGTGAAATTCTGTGGGATCTCCTTATAAGCGGAGAAACCCATTTGCAAGGCTTCCCAAGAATCTAACAGATCTTGTTTGCAAAGGCTCAAATTCACTTGCATCTCTTTCGGGGCAATTTCCCGATCAACAAGAGCCAATGATGAGCCATCTGTGAAATTACATGTGGCATCTGCAATGACATCTCCCAATGAGAGGCGTGTGACATTTGTCTTGTAGCGGACATTCGGGAGGATAGTCACCTCCTCATTGCCGATTGTTGATCCGCTTTGGAGAGCAGCGTTGATGTATTTACCGGCGTGTTCACCGGTGAAATTACTTGTGATTGATGGTGTGGGCATGATTTCTTTTTTTGCCGTTTATGAATTGTTAATGACATGCAATGCCCTCTCAATTCCGCTCATGTTCCGAGTGAGATTGATTTTGGGCATTGTGGTTGAGGTCTTGTCCGCATCGGGATTCGGCTTCAGTTTAGCCACCTTTCTTTGCGCTGACAATTTCTCCTCCTCCTTTTCTTCTTTCGTTCCGTAGCGGTCATCCATGAGAGAGGTCAATTCCTCTTTCATCTCCTTGAGTTTGGCATCAACCATCTCCTCGACCATCTTTTTCATCTCCTCGGTCATTGGCTTCTCCTCCTCCAAGTTGATGATCTCATCCTCCTCCGGATCTTTTGCCTCGACCGGTGCTGATTCTTTCACCTCCTCTTTGACCTCCTCCTTTGGCTCTTCTTCTTTCTCCTCTTTCTTCTTCTTTGCCAACTCCTCGGTCACCTCCTCGCTTTCTTCTTTCACCTCCTCCTCGGTTTGCTCCGGTGATTTCACCTCTGCAATTTTAGATTCAGCATCAATGACCAGCATCGATCCATCTTCCAGCGTGTACTCTCCCTCCGGCAATGGCATCTTTTCACCATCCTCCGAAACAACAAACACAACTTGACCGATTGCAAATTCCTCCGCTTCAATGGTTGCTCCCTCCTGGAGTGTTGCGGTGGCTAATTTTGTCATGACCTCTTTGTGTAGGTTGATGGGAATGAATTCCAATACTTTGCTCAAAATGGACATATCAAATGCTTTTCGTTGTAAAATTACTTTGTTTCATTTTCCTTAATGGAGAAATGTTTCAACTTGCTTTGCGATTTTTCTGATGGTTTTTCCATTAGTCGCTCCGCAAATTGTCCCTCAATGGAGAATCCTTTGAACAATCCCTCCTTGACTCCTTTCCACAATTCATCATCATGCACACGCATTGCAATTGCCCATGAGCCAACCGGCAATGAGAGATTGTACAATGCTGATTTGTCTTTCTCGGTGTCCTCAACGATCCATGATTCAACGACAGATGCTCCTCTCGTTGCAACCTCATGCTCGATGTTCACCGATCGTTGCATTCCAAACTCGATGAATTTCTCCGCAGTCTTTCGGATCGTGTCTTTGGTAAAGTAGATGTAAAATTCCTCCTCGTTCTGATTGCGGTAAATCAGTTTGTTCGGGATCAGAGATGCTCCGATCAGCAATCTTTTGTCCTTGTCCTGGATCGCAAATTTGTGTTCCGAGAGTGCAATGAAATCATCCTCAATGGCTGGTTGGTTGACCAATGCAATTGCGGATACCGAGATCTCATGCTCATCCTTGATGACTAATTCCTTGATTTTCATACTGCTCCGATTCCTTGATTTAACAGATATCCCTCACAACATTTCACATGATATGTGTTGTCCTCACATAGACATGCTCGACTCCCTCCCTTTGGCGATGACCGGGATGGTGTGTTGGCTGGATTCGTCTTTGGTGGTTCGTTATTCTTTGAGTTCG